AGGGGTGAGGTCCGCCGCATCGCTCGGCGCTGGCGCCAGGTACTGCGACAGGTCCGACGCGAGCGTGGCCGAGGGCTCCTCCGTGATCGTCACGAACGGGAGCGGCGTGACCTTCGCGATCCGTTCCAGCGCCTTGCGATCCACCGACTCGGGAATCAGCGCCATCTTCGTCTCGCGGCACCACGCGAGCGCATCTTCGTCCGTGTAGGTCAGCTTTGTCGTGAGTCGCACGCTCGCGCCCTCGGCGGGCTTCTTGTCGCCGCTGGTCTCGTAGATCGCGACGATGAGCGCGCGGGCGTTCGCTTCGGATTCGGCCAACGCCGCCTTCGCGCGCGCGGCTTCCGCGATCACGTCGGCGTGCTCTGCCTCGAAGTCCTCGCGCAGCACCTTCACGAGCGAGGCGCAGGTCTCAGCCTTCGCGCGCCGCTCCGCGACTTCGGCGAGCTGCTGGCGCAGCAGGTCGGGGGTCATCGCCAGCTCCTGTGCTTCTCGTCGATCGTCTCGCTGCCGTCGTACTCGTCGATCTCCCACTCAACGCCAGCCGGGATCTCCACGATGCGAAGCTCGGCGCACATGCCGTTCGCGCGCTCTCCGAGTTCTTCCACGACGGCAAGCGCCGTCGGATCGGTGCGTGCGGCGGAATCATCGATCATGTAGACATGACCGTCCTTGTAAAGCACATCAGAGACGAGATGTTCGTGCGCCTTGAACCCATCGCCAATGGGCACAGGCTCACCGCCGATCCACTGATACGTCTCCCACGTCTTCCCGCCCGTGTATTCGGCGAACGTCTTTCGCTGCACGCATGCGGCGTTTCTGCGCACCAACTCGAGCGCCGCCGCCGTGGAGAATGAGAAGCCCCCAAAGCATGTGCTGATGATGATTCGCTGTGTGTCGCTCATGCGGCCTCCCTCTGCGGCTCCTCGATCTCGCCACGCGCGCGGGCGGAGAGGATGGTTTCAGCGCACGCGATCACATGGGCCAACCGCCCCTCGGCGTCGCCCGTCTTCTTCTCCGCCTTCACCGCCCACTCGATCGCCTCGTGCAGCCCGTCGTTGGAAAGCTGGCCCATTGGGATCTTCTGCTTGCCGAACGGCTTCTCCATCGCCACGTCGAGCCGCACGGTCACCCTCTCCGGCTCCTCCACCGTCTCCCACTCGCTCGCCGGTCCCAGGTCCACGCCGTCGGCGTCCACGTGCGCGGGGCGGTCCGGCTCCGTCGGCACGTTCACCACGTCGTCGCTCACGCCAGCGGCGAACGCCTCCACCGCTTCGCGCTCCGACTCGTCGTCGATGCCGATGGCCTGCAACGCCTTCGCCAGTCGCTTGTCCTTGGGCATCGTCTTCGCGATGCGCTTGATGACGGTCTTCCACGCGTACCAGTAGGGCACCTCGCCGCGCTTCCACTGCATCGAGTAGCGCTGGCGCACCTCTTCGATCTCGGCGAGGTCCATGTAGAGGAACGTCGACCCGCCAAACGGCAGACGCAGCACGACGTACGCCCCCTGCATTTTGCCGCGCTTCAACGAGTGCGCGGGGCGGTGGTCGCACATCGCGTCGAGTCCGTAGCGATACGCGAACTCGTCGCCCTCGTAAACGCAGTGCGGCTCGACGGCGCGCACCGCACCCGATGCGATCATGAGCGCCGCAATGCCCTTGTAGTCCGCCGATCCGGTGCACTCGTAGATATCGCGTCCGTGCTTCGCCGACAGCTCCTTGTTCTTGAACGCGAGCAGGTGCCACGTCTCGCCGATCTCCAGCCCCGAGCGGAGCCCCCGCGCAATGGCGCGCGTCAGGCTACTGGTGGTGCAGAGACGCAGGTTCGAGTTCTGCTGCGCCATCTCCTGCACGATGTGGCCGATCCCGTCGAGCGTGACGCCTTTCGGCAGGTGCGGCGTCAGCTCCTCGGTGCGGCTGATGATGCGGTCGAGGAGCGACGGCCCGCCTTTCTGTGGCTCCTCCGTGACCGTCTGCGCGCTGGCGCGTTCCGGTTGTGTGCTGACGGCCATCGTTAGGCCCTCCGGGTGGTAGCGTCGCGCGCGGTGCCGTCCACAATGGCGCACGCGAGATCGAACTGTGCGGCGGCATGATCGCCATGCCCGGCGCGATAGACCTCCCGCAGCCGCGCGCGCTCGGCGGCGACGGCGGCGATGGCGACAGCTTCGCCGTGGCTGAGGTGCGGGTTCGCTTGTATCGCGTCAATCATCTGCACTACACTCAGCGGGCACGTCGGCCCGTCTTGCGGCACTGCGTCGTTCGGTGGCATCTTTCCTCGGTCTGTCAAAGGTTGGGACGAGCCCCGCGCAGCCACGCGGGGCTTCGTCGTGTCAGGCGGCCCCGTTGCCGCCCGTGTGGAACTGCATCAGCTTCGCGCGCGCCGACTGGTGCTTCCGCACCCGCCGCACGAACGTCCGGCGCTGCGCGCGCGCGTCGTCCTCCAGCCGCTTCCGGTACGGGTCCAGCGGCGTTACCGGCGTCTCGGACGGGCGGTCCTTCCGCCCCACGTGCCAGCCGATGAGGCACACGACGCCGATCAGCACCGCGAGCGTCAGCCACGCCTGCGCCTGTGCAACGATTGCCTGTCTCATGCGGCCTCCGAGCGTTGGGGTTCTTCGTCGAGCCAGCCCGTCCCCTCGCAGCGCCGACACTCGACCATGCACGCGGGCGAGACGTGGAACGACGGGACACACTTCGGGTCGATCCACGCGCCGTGACCCAAGCACGCGGGGCACTGCACACGCGTTTCCGCGTTAGGCGCCAACGCTTGCGGGTGAATCATGCGGCGTCTTCCGTCGTCCGCCTAACGGGACGCGTAGCGGCTTCGAGGGCGGCCTCACGCAGAAAGCGGCTCAGCGCGATCTTCCGGCGCCGCGCGGCAGCTTGCAGGCGACGCCACTCGGCTGGGGTCATCGGCACCGAGACGAGCGCACGCGGCGTCTGGCGATCCTTCTCGGCGTAGACCGGGGTTCTAGCGGCTGGCTCAGACATTGCCTATTGTTGAGAGTCGGTAATACCGAGTGTTGGACGAGTTCCAACATACAGTAGTAATACCGAACAGTCAACGGCAATGCTTACCGTGACCGAGAATTACCTCCCAACGTTCGGAGAGCGTCTCTTCGACATTCGCGCGCGCCTCGGCGACGGGGCGCGGAAACCCATGTCGTTTCGTGACTTAGACGATCTGGTCTTTGAGAAGACTAGGCGGAGAGTTCAATTCATGGCGAAGGCGAGGGCCTGTTCATGAAGGGGCTGAACTGCGGATGCCTCGTCCTCATCGCGCTCGCCGCCCTCGTCGTCTTCGCCATCGTCAAGAGCGGGAGCGACCGCTTCGACGCTAGGTCCCATTCTTCGTCACCAAGCACGCCAGCGCCTTCCCCACCAGCTCGCCCGACTTCGTGAGCACCAGCCACACCGTGTGGCGGTTGTAGCTGGGCAGGAGATAGGTCTGCAGGTCCGCCACGTCGAACGTCGCGCTGATGCGGCCCGGCGTCGCGCTCCGTTCCGCCGCCGACTGGGACAGGCTCGCGTCGATCGCGCTCCCGCCCTCCGTCGCGCTCAGGTGCATCGTGACGCCGGTAATGCCGCTGTAGGCCTCGTAGTCGCCCGTGGTGGTGGACTGCCGCTCGACATCGACGTTGGGCGTGAAGTCTTGGGCGCAGTCGATGGTGAAGGCCCAGGTGCGCTGTGTCATGGGGCGGGATCGACAGGGGTGAGGCGGATCGCCGGTCCGGCGCCGCTGTAGAAGGCCGTGGAGGGTCCGCGCGCGGACGTGAGGCGGATGGCGCCGCGGTAGCTGCCACTGTAGGTGAGGCCAGCCGCGTTGCCAGTCAGCGTGAACGCGCGCACCGTGGCCGCGAGCTGGCGCGCCGCGAGGAGCCCGGTGGCGTTCCCGGTCAGGGTGAAGGCGCCGGCGTCCGCGGTGAGCGCGTACGCGCCCGTCTTGGTGAGCGTGGCCGCGATGCCGGTGAGCACGAACGTCGCCGCACTCGCGGTAAGGACGCGCTGGGTGGTGAGGCCCGCGTCGACGCCGGTGAGTGTGAAGACGCCCGCATCGGCGGTGAGGGTGTACGAGCCGAGCGGCGAGTAGACGAGCGCCGCATCGACGCCCGTGAGCGCGTACGCGCCAACGCTCGCCGACAGGAGCCGCTGCGTCGTGAGTCCTGTTGCGACGCCGGTGAGGGAGAACGTCGCGGTGTCGGCGGTCAGGGTGTAGGCGCCGACGGGCGTGTACGTGAGTCCAACGTCGATGCCGGTCAGGGCGAATGTCGCGGCCGTCGCCGTCACCAGCCGCTGCGCGGTGAGCGCGGTGTCAGTGCCGGTGAGCGTGAAGCTGGCGGCGCTGGCGGTGAGCGTGCGCTGTGCTGTGAGCCCTGTCGCGGTCCCGCTCAGGGTGAACGTCGCCTGACTCGCGGTCAGGGTGCGCTGTGCGGTGAGTCCGGTCGCGTTCCCCGTGAGGGTGAAGCTGGCCGGGTCTGCCGTGAGCGTGTAGCCGCCGATCGGCGTGTAGGTGAGCGCCGCATCGACCCCGGTCAACGCGTAGCTCGCCGCGCTCGCGGTCACCACGCGCTGCGCCGTCAGGCCCGTGGCATTGCCGGTGAGGGCGAAGGACGCGGTGTCCGCGGTGAGCGTGTAGAACCGGAACGGGGTGTGCAGCACCCGCACGTTCTCGTTGGAGATCGTGGTATTCCAACTGTCGCGCCCCATCGGCACGATCGGGCTCGCGGCCCAATCAATCGCGCTCGCATCGGTCGGCGACGATCCGCCCACGAACAAGCTGTTCCACTCGTGGTGCGCCGAGTACGACGCGTGCGAGGTGAACGCCTTGAACGTGGTCATGATGAAGTACCACGTCCCCTCGATATTGATGACGTGGTTGAGCGCGTTGTCGGTGCCGTAGTTCGCCGAGCGGCAGACCGTGCCGCTCGCGGCGCCCGCGCACGTGTGGTAGACCTCAAACTGTGTCGAGCTGATGATCTTGCGGATGCGCGTCGTGTCGTACGTGTCCCCGCTCGAGGTCTGCGTGCAGACGAGGAACATGTCTTTCACGAGCCCCGTCGTGCTGGCACAGGTCCACGTGCGGCCGCTCACCGCCGTCAGCGTTACCTCGACCGCGCCCACCGCTTCCGTCGACAGCGTGGTGTTCGCCTTGGTCATCGCGCCCGCGCGGAGCGTGCTGCCCGTCGCGTAGCGGATCGTGTTCACGCCGCCGACTTCGGCGTTGTAGAACAGGTGCCAGAGCCCGTTGTAGAAGACGGGCTGGCCGCGGAAGGCGATCTGTGTCTCGGTGGCGTCGTCCTCGAGGAGGCGGCCGTCGTAGGTGTAGGGGCCGGTGTACGCGCTCGCGTAGAACAGACCAGTGCGCGTCACGCTCGACGCGTCGGTCATGTTCACGATCAGCTTGTAGCGCTTCGCGCTGTCGCTCTCGAGCCAGTCCTCGACGAGGACGTTGAAGCGCGTGTACTGCTCGTAGTCGGTGCCGGAGCCGCCGGTCGAGGGGATGACCGGGTTCGACGCATACTTGGTCCACGGGCCGTAGGGCGACGTGGCGGTCGCAATGCCGATTTGGAGCGCCGTGCTCCCGGCATCGCCGTTGTAGGACTGGACGTACTTCCCATCGGCGGCAAGGATCGCGGAGCCCCATTGGGTCTTGTTGTCGTCCCACTGGCCCGCCGTGCCCTTGTCGATCGCGATCTGTGCGCGCGTGCCGGGCACGAAGTTCCCCGCGCGGAGATCGTGCCCGTGGTGGTGCGTGATGTTGTAGTTCCCACCGATCGTCGCCTTGCCGTTGCAGTACACGTCGAGGTTCGACCCGTACTGCTCGCTGAACCACTCGATGTGGAACGAGCCCGCGCCGATCCAGAAGTTCGTTTCAGGCCACCCCAACACCAGCCAGAGCGTCGTGCTCGTGCCGTTCAGGATCGACGAGAGCGAGACCCAATCGGTGAGGGTCTGGATCTTCGGGCCGTAATCCGGGTTCTCGCTCGATCCTGAGACCGTGTGTCCGTACATCCATCGCACGCGCGCGTTGGTCGCGTCCCACTGCATCCCGTACAGGCGATAGTCGCTGTCGGGCGCTTCCGCGGGTGGCGTGATGACGGTGCCGCCCGTGGTGAACGTCTGCGTGCTTTCCTGCCAGTTCTGGTTGGTGCCGGTCGGGTTGATCGAATAGTTGATGCGGTCGTAGGTGACGCTCGGGCTGTAGTAGAGGTGCTGCGCGAGAATGCTGAACGACGCGCGCGTGCCGGCGACCGGCGCGCTCGCGGAGTGCATGAGCCGCATCGCGGGCCATGGCGTGAGGCTCGACCCCGTGTACTTCCCTGCGGCGCAGTACCAGTAGATCGCGTCGCGGGTGTGGTCAAACGAGCGGTAGATGGCGGCGGCGTCGCCGTTGGCCGCGAGCGCTCCCCGCACCCCACTGTCGGTCATGGTGATGGTGCCCGTCGCCGCGGTCAGGGCTGACCACGGCGAGGGCAGGGACGCGCCGTCGAAGTGCTCGCGGACGTAGGTCATTCTACGCCAGCGTCAGGACGCCGTTGGTGCCGTCGAAGTCCGCTGTCAGCGTCTCGCCTGCGTTGAGCGTGATCGACGATCCGTAGTCGTAGTAGCCGACCAGCGGGTCCGCAGGCGACGTGGGCGTGTCGTTGTACAGGTAGACGTACCGGAACGGCCCCGTGCTGCCACCCGTCGAGGTGAGCACCAAATCGGTGAGCACCAACTTGTAGGTGCCGGAGGTTTGCGCCGATGAGGAGATCGTGATCGCGCGCGTCGACAGGTTCGTGTAGCTGACTTGCGTGACGTTGGCGAGCACGCACGCGGTCGTGGCGCCGGTCGGCGGAGTGGACTCGGAGCCCGGCGCGGTGTTGGAGAGCGCCAGCGTCAGCGCGTCCGATCCGAGGTTGTGCACCTTCTCCGCCAGATGCTCGGAGAACCCGTTGAGCTTGTTGAACGTAGCCATTGCTGTGGACTCCTAGGCGGAAGTGGGGAGGATCTTCGTGAAGCGCTCGCCGCGGTTCCACGCGGCGACCGCGGCGGCGGCTGAGTTGGCGCGGGCGGCGGCGTACGTGACGACCACGCGGTCGGCGCGCTCCGCCGAGGGGACGGCCACGGCCTTGCAGTTGAGGCACCCGACCTCGTAGACGGCGGGCATGATCTGCCCGCGGTTCTCGTGCTCGGGCGTCTTGATGTGCGCGTGCGGGAAATCGCCACAGGTCGGGCACGCGACCGCATCGCCGCGCAGCACTTCTTGCAATTCCTCGTTGAGGGCGCGAATGGCCTGCGTGCGCTCGTACAGCTCGGGGGCGCTCTCGACGTTGGCGGCAGCGTGATAGCCAGCGCGCGCGGTGGCGAGTGCCGTGACGACTTCCTTCTCGGTACGCATAGGGTTCCTCCTAGGGGTGAACGACGACGCCAGCAACCGCCGCGTCGATGGTGGCGCGCGAGACGCCGTAGCCCGCCGCGAGCGCGGCGGTGAGGTCGGGGTACTGTCCGGTGAAGAGCGCGGGCACCGTCCCGCTCCCGATCAGCGCGGCCCGCATCGACAGGCCCGGCGTACACACCGCCGTCCAACAGCCCGACAGCAGGTACTTCCCGCGCGTGAGCACGTCGCCGTCGATCGTCAGGTTCGTCGCGGTGTTGCTCGTCGAGAAATCGGAGCCCGTGTAGCTGTTCACCTGACCGGGCGGCGCGAGCCAGACGTTGCGGATCATGTGCACGTCGCGCGCACCCGAGAGGATCATCACGCCGCGCGTCTCCAGCCCGTAGGCGCCGCCGATCGAGTCGGCGTAGTTCTCGTAGAACACGACGCGGCGCGTCACCGAATCGGTGTTGACGTTGCCGCCCTTGCCGTTGAGCGAGAGCGCGCCCGCCGAGTTCACGATCAGGTTCCACCGCACCGTCACGTCGCGCGTGGACTGGTCGCGATGCGCGGCGGTGCCGCCCTGGTTGGTGCTCTTGAAGTTGAGCGCGTGCCCCTGCGCGCTGAGGTACGAGCCGTCGAAGACGTTCCGCTCAATGAGCAGGCGGCACGCATTCTTGAGTTCGAGTAGGTGCTTCTTCGGCCAGACGCCCTTCCACGCGAGCGGCGAGTAGACGTGGTTCCGGCGCATGGTGATGTCGCACGGATGCACGCCCGCGAACTTCGGGTCGGCGCCGCCGAACATCACCGTCTCGGTCGACCCCGCGAGGTGGTTGTTCTCGATGAGGAACGGGCCGGGACCGCTCCATCCCGCGATGGCCTGCGAGTCGCTGCCCTTCTCGTGGCAGTCGTCGAGCCACGAGTTGATGATCGCGGTCGACGCGGACTGCAACGACACGCAGCGCCGCAACTCGCGCGCGGGCCAGCCGTGCGCGTAGACGCGATCGAACACGAGGTCGCGCGCGAAGCCGCTGACGGTCGGCGGCGTCTGCAGGTCGATCAACGCAATGGTCAGCGTCGCGAGCGTCGGGTCGGTCGAGACCTCCAACTCCCGCAGATACCAGCCGTGCGCCTTGGGGTCGCTGATGATCGCGGCGTTCGTCCCGGTCGCCACGATGCTGGCGAGGTACTGCGCATCCGAGGGCCGCACGCGCGTGCCGGGCGCGACGGGCGACACCAAGGAGCGCAGCACCACCCAGCCGGAGTCGGGCCGGTTCGGCAGCGTGATCGTGCCGAGGTAGACCCCGGAGAAGCAGAGCACGTCGCCCGCTGTCGCGGTGTTGACCGCGGCTTGCCATGCGTTGCCGCTGACGGTATCGGTGCACGCCGCGCTCGCGAGTCCTGCGGGCCACGTCGGGACGCTGCGCGGGAGTTCCGCGACGCCGGACGCGGGGGGCGGCAGCGAGGGCGGCGTCGTGTCGGGCGGGGTGACGGTATCGGGCGGCGCCGGTACGGTGTCCGGGGGCGTGACGAGCGTGTCGGGCCGCGTGGAGTCGCCCTGCGCGGGCAGGTACAGCGTGTCGTGCACGACCATGGTGATGGTGTCGTGCACCGTCAGCTGCACCGTGTCGGGCTTCACCGGCGTGCAGCGTGCGCGCGCCACGTCGTTGATCCGGTCACGGCTCCGGCGCTGTGTCGGGTACAGCTCGGCGCCCGGCAGGTGCAAGCGTGCCAGAGTATCGGCGTTCGCCATGACCGCCGCGACGCACGCGCTGTCGACCTGCTGCGCGTGCGATGGGTGCGCAAGGATCGAAAGCGCGCACACAAAGAAGGCGAGCTTCGGGCCGCGCTTATCCCATCGGTCCCACAGTTCGTCGGCGGTCGGCTCCTTCGGCGGGTCGGCCTGTGCCTTGCCCGGCGCGACCGCGTTCACCACCGCCACCACTGCGTCCAGCAGTTTTCTCCACGGAATCCGCATGGCTACTCTCCTCGTTTTTCGTGCACGAGCCACGTCACGTGGCCTTCGATGCGGTCGATCGACTTGCTCATCTCGGCTACCACATCCTTGTCCACCTTCTCGTCGAGCCGCTTGTCGACGGTCCCTTTCCAGAACCAGAGGATCGCGAGCGTCGTCGCGGCGCCGGCGCCGCTCGCCACGCCGATGCTCTCCACGCTGGGCGCGGGCGCGGCTTGCAGTGCCGCGGCCACGAACAGGCCAGCGTCCGCGAGCGCGGCGCCAACGACGCCAGTCAGGGCAACGATCTTCGGGAGAGGGCTCATGCGGCGGCTGCCAGTCGGGTGGTGAGCGTGCGGAGTTGGCGCTCGAGCACGACCGTCGTGCCCAGCGGGTTCAGGTAGTCGCGTTGCAACTCCTGGATGCGCGCGGTCGTGGTGATCCCGAGGTCGGTGTCGGTGATCGAGAGCGTCGATCCCATCACGAGCGCGTCGTACGGCCACTCGTCGGCGGACCAGCTGTTGAGGTCCGCGACGGTGAAGGTGTAGGTGGTCGGGTCGGTCGCGGTGTCGACGAGCTGCATGTTCGCGCGCGTCCACGCGATGGACGGGTTGCAGCCCTGCGTCCACGCGAGTTGCGTGGCGCCCCACGTGATCTGCGCGGAGTCGACGTAGATCTCGGACCCCGCCCCCGCCCAATTCACAATCTGGAGGTAGATGCCCGTCGCGGCGCCGGTCGCGATGCCGGTGAACTCGTACTCGTTCCAGCCCGCGGAGCCGGTGACGACGTTCCCCAAGTCGGCGCCCGCTTGGTTCTTGAGCTGCACGCGGTGCTGCCCTGTGACCTGATACCACGCGATCTTCGCGCAGTACGTCGTGCCCTTGCCCGGCACGAGGTTCACCGTGTCGGTGCGGAGCCCGTGGCCTGCGGTGCCGGTCTGCATCCGGCAGCTGTACTTCCCGCGCCGGATGTAGGTGCTGTTCGTGTTTTGGGTGTACGTGCCGCCCGTGATGCTGGACCAGCCGGTCGGCGGCGCCGACGTGGAGCCCGGCCAACGCGAGAGGTACGGGTTGTCGACGATGTTCATGAGCAGGTCGCCGCCCGTCTCGTAGAGCCCGACCTTGACCGGCGACGCGTTCGGCACGTCGAGCTTCACGAAGTCGGTGCCCGACGAGTCCGCGACGACGCGGCACCACTCGTTCGCGCTGTACCCGGCCGCGCTCGCAACCGTGACCTTCGATGTGCTGGCGACGCTATCGGTGATCTGCGTCTTCGTGCCCGCGTCGTTCTCCAGGTACGCGCCGATCAACTGGTCATCGAAGACGATGGCGGGCGCGCTGGTCTCGGCTTGGCGGAGTTCGATGTCGCTGCCGCTGACGGAGGTGGCGCGCCAGTAGGCGTAGGGCAGGGCGAGCGTGCCGCCGATGGTCGGGTAGATGCGATTAACGAGGGTTTCGCGGGAGCGGGAGCGCTCACTCGCGAGGATGTTCTTGCGCGTGCGGATGTCGGCACCGGCGACGCTGGACCCGATCTCGGTCACGAGGTCGAGGTAGTAGCCCGTGGTGCCGTTGCGGCGCACGTCGAGTTCGCACGGCGCGCCAGCGGCGGCGCACGCGGTCGCGAGGGTGCGCAGCGCTTCGAGCGGGGAGGCGTCGGTGACCGCGAAGGACACGACGACACTCGGGTCGATGGTGCCCGCGGCCCAATAGCTCGGCAGGAGCGTCAGGAGGTAGGTGATGACGGTCGCCGCATCGACGCCATCGAACTGCTTGCCGAAGGCGACGGTGGTGCCGGTGGTGGTGGTGATGACGGCGGCGTCGCGGAGTTCGTAGAGGACGGCGCGGCAGCGCACGCGGAACTCGCCGCGCTGCTTGCCCGACTTGTCGTCGAGCTGGTGGATGCGCCACTCGGTGAAGGTGCCGTCGTCGAACTGGACGCGGAGCACGTAGCCCAAGGCGAGCGACGCGACGGCGGCGGAGCCAGCGGAGACGGAGAGGGTGAGTGAGTCTTCGCGGGTGACGCGTTCGGTGGAGGTGAGGGCGATGATGTCGGGGCGCCCGATGATGGCGACGCGTGCGCCGGAGTTGCAGGCGAAGGCGGTCCACACTTCGCAGCGCTGGAACGCGGCCATTAGCCGATGCTCCCGCGCATTTCGGCCATCGTCTTGGCGCCCGCGGCGATGTGGACGGCTCGGACGCCAGCGTCCATTGAGGAGGCGCCGGAGAGCGCGCCAAGGTGGATGCTGCTACTCGTCCAGTTGCTTCCTGCGATGACACCGGCGGCAGACGACGCCGAGCCGAACCCGCTCCCCACATCGAGCGTGATCGTGCCACCCGTGCGCACGTTGGCAAATTGGGCACAGACTTCGAGGAAGGCGCCCGCGGGGACGCTCGCCGTCTTCGTGACCGTCGCCGCCGCGTCGTCCATCAACTGCGCCTGAATCGTGCGCGACGCCGCAATGAATCGCAGATCGAAGCCAGCTCCCGCTCCGCTCCCAAGCCAGCAGATCCCCGCGTCGGCGAGCGTGCCGGACATGTCGGCCCACGCGGGACGCGCAAACCGCACGTAGAGCGTGAAGTCCTGCGGGACCCACGTCATGGGCACCAAGTTGGAGCTATACCCAGTCGTGACGGTGCTGCCTAACGTCTTCACGTAGGCGCGCGGCCACAGCGCGTTTTCCGCCTGCACGCCGCCGCAGTAGAGCGTCCCGGTGTTCGTCGTCGCGAGCGCGGCGGTGGTCGCCGGGTAGACCTGCAGCGAGTTGGTGTTCGCGGCGGTGACGCTCGTCGTCTGGAACTGGAGGCGATACACGCCACCATAGCACGGAGTCGCGCCAATGTAGGTGCCCGTCGTCATCGTGATGGACGGCGCACCGCTCGACCACTGGAGCCGCGCGAGCAGGCGGTCGGCGCTGGACGATGTATCGCGCAGCCGGATGACCGAAGACGTCGACGTGCCTTGCGCGACGAACAGACTGATCGCCTTGGCGGCGTTCCCCGTGAAACTCACCGTCTGCGTGTAGCCTTCCAGCGTGCCGCTTGCGTCGTCGCCGATCAAGTCGAGCGCGAGGTCGCCGCACTGGAGCGCGGCCGCCGTGCGCGTCGGCGTACCGACGCCCGCCCACGTGGTGCCGAAGTCTTCGCTGCGGAGACAGAGGTTCGTCGTCCCGTTGCCGCAGTCGACGACGGGCTCATAGAGCCCCGTGTCACTGTTGTAGGCGGTGCCCCACGCCGGTTGCTTCGAGACAAGGGTGATGAGTCGCCCATCGCGGTCGTACGTCGTCATCTGCGTCGTGCGGCCCGGCACGCCGAACGAAAGCCAGTTCGGGTTGGCATTCCCGTACTGCCCAGCATCCACCTTCACGAGCCACGAAGTGGTGCGCTCGCGCGAAACGCGGAACCCTACCGACGGCGTGATGCTCATAACCACCTCCGGTAGCCCGTCCACGAAGCCACGCACGTCCCGCCGTAGGAGGACGACCGGAGTAACGGGTAGATGCCGTCCAACACGTCGCCATCGCTCGCGTCCATCGCGAAGAAGTCGCCGCCATCCATCGTACTGATTGCGTTCGTGCGCGTGCCGCTCGACACCTTTTCGACGGTCATGCGATCCAAGTCGATTTCGAGGTAGTCCGTTCCGGCGACGAGCGCGAGCGTGAATGACATGCCGCCAGCCGGATCTCCACTGATGCCCGCGTAATTCACAGACACGGACGTGAGGTCCGCAGACCACGCCGGAGCCCCGATGCGGATAATCCCCCCTGTCGGCGCTGTGCCTAACGGGACCGGCACGTAGACGTTGTAGGGCAGGCTGACCACCTGCGCCGTCCGGTCCCGCCACGTCGGGTCGGGGCACACAAACGTCACCGTGCCGCTCGTCACCGTCGCGTCCACCGGGTGCGCCCGACCACTCGGCGCCAACTCCACGCCCGTGCACACCCCCTCGATCACCCGCGGCTCGTTCACGTCGTCGTCGACCGTGATCGCCACCAGCCCGCGCATCGCCAAACTCCGCAGCGCGTCCTCCGCCGCCTGACGCGCCGCCACCGTCCGCGTCGCGGGCGCGACCGTCACCGACAGCTGCAGCGTGCGCGCGGGCGTCGTCGGGTCCGCCGACAAGAGCCCGCCCTGACGCCCCGGAATCGCCAACGTCGGGAAGTCCCGCGACGGCGCCGACAGCGCGCTCCCCAGCCCCATCACGTAGACGCCAATCGACGACAGCGGCGTCTCGTTGAGGTAGACCGCCCACGTCATCAGCTACCGACCTGTGTGAGGGTGCCACTCGCCGCGCGGATGTCGTCGTAGCGACGCCCCAAATACTCGTCGAGTTGGTCAAACAGCTTCGTGCTGATCTCGTCCGCGTTCGTCGCGTTCGGGAACGTGTTCGTGATCGTGATCCCGCCGTTGATCGTCGTCGTCGTGTTCGGCGTCGGCACCACGCTCCCGCGGATGTCGGGCGCGCCGATGCCGAACGTCGATGTGGGCAAGCCCGGCGCGCCTAACGGGTTCGTGCTCGCCACGTTCGCCGCGCTCGTCGTCGTCGCCCCCACCCCGTCCGCGTTCGCGAGGAGCGGGAGGATCGTCTGGAGCAACGACAGGAACTGCGTCCCCGACACGCCGATCTGTTCCGGCGTCAGCCCGCCCGACTTGAGCAGCTGAAAGAGGTTCTGCAGGTTCTTCGTCGCCTGCGCGCGCCCCTCCGGCGTCGTGAAGTCGACGTTCAGCGCATCGGCCAGCGCGGGCGAGAACTTCCCGACGAGATCGCGAAACTGCCGCAGCTTCTCGTCGTCGTCCGTCACGCCGAGGATGTCAAAGCCCTGCGTCAGCGCGTCCAGCTGCGAGGCGAAGTCCGTCCCGAACTGGCCGAACTCCGTCTGCTTCAACCCCTCGCTGAACGCCTGAATGTCCTGGAAGAACGTGCCGGCGTTCGCGAGCGCGAGATCGCGCCCGAACAACTCCTTGAACAGCGCGCGCGCCTCGTCCAGCCCGATGCCCTGCGACTGCAGCGACTTGAGGAACGCCGCTTTCGCCGCTTGGTCGGCCTCGCCCGGTCCCTTGCCCGCCGCGCGCGCGTCGGCCCGCGCCTGAATCGACGCGTCGACCGCGTTCTGAATCCCGGCGAACGTCTTCCCACTCTCGCGCAGGTTGAGGTTCCCGACCTCGCGCGTGAGCTTGTCCAGCGCCAGCGTGTTCGACGCGTACGCCGCTTGCCGCTTCCGCTCGACTTCACTCGAGCCCAAGCCGACGATGATGTTGGCGAGCGACGTGACGCTCGCCGCAATCGCCGTGGGATCGCCGCCGAACGCTTTGCCGATGTTGGTCGCGAGCGAGATCGCCGAGTTCAAGATCGACGCCATCTTCTGGTCGATCAGCCCCGTCGCGCTCGCGGCGTCGATGAACGCGCGCGCCAAGTCCGCGGCCTGCTTCGCGTTCTTCTCGGTCGACTTCTCCTGCTTGCCCTGCTCCTCGCTGATCCGCTTGTTCTCCTCGGCGGCACGCTTCGCCGCGTCCGCGAGATCCTCAGCGGGCGGCAGCAGGTCCGAGAGGTCGCGCTTGTGCTGCTGCACGGCCGCGTTGAGCGCCTGATACTGCTCGACGGGGATCTTCCCCTTGAGCGTCACCAGTAGCTGCTCCATCGCCGCCGTCGTCAGCTGCAGCGACTTCGCGGTCGCCTCGCCCAAGTTCACCTGCAGCTGCTCCGCGAGCAGTTCCGCCGACGCCTTCGCTTCGCCGACCTGCTTGTCGCGCTCCTTGCCGAGGTACTTTCCCAAGCTCTCCAGCTGCGCCAACGTCTCCTTGTTCCACTTCTCGCGCGCGTCGGCCAAGTCTTTGGCCGTCTTCTCCTCGGCCGCCTTGCGCTTCGCCAACTCCTCGGCGGTGATCTTCGTGACGTTCCCGCCGCCCGTCGTCGCGACGGTGATCTGACTCGCCATCGACTGTTGCACGACGCCGAGGATATCGTCTTCCGACTTCTTCTTCGCGAGCAGCAGGTCATCCGACGTGGACTTGGCCGCTGCGACCTGACGCCGCCCCTCCTTCACCAGTTCGGTGCCTAACGCCGCCACCTTCTCCCCGAAGAACGGGATGAAGTTCGACGCCTCCTGCACCATGCGGCCCAAGAGTTCGATCGTCTCGCCCTTGATCCGCGCGACCGTAACCGGGATCTGTGTGAACGTGTAGGCCAAGCCCACGCCCAGCAGCTGCCCCTGCTGGACCAACCACGAGAACGCCTTCGCGAGTTGCGTCAGGAGCGGGAGAATCGCCAGCAGGGCAGGCTGCAGCGACTTCCCCAACTCCGCCGCACTGGCCTTGAGTTGTGTCGTCAGCTGCTCCTGCTTCCCCGCCGTGCTGTTCAGATAGTCCGCGTACGCCCCGCCGACCTTGCCGCCGTCCGTGATCGCCGCGTTGAGCAGCGCCTGTGCCTTCTGCTGGTCGGTGAGCTTGCCCGCCGTCGTGCCGATCGCCGCCGCATACTCGGCGTAGAGCACGCTCGGGTTCTTGTTGAACAGCTTGTCGGTGCCTTCGTCGATCCCGAGGATGGACTGCTGGACCGCCGTCAGTGTCTGCGACGCCGTGAGCCCCTTGGCGGCGCCCAAGTTGAGGAACGCATCGAGGCCCGCCGACGCCTTCCCCACGTCGCCCGCCTTCGCGGCGAGCTTGACCAGCTCCACCGAGAAGTCGTTCGCCGTCGTCGCGTTGAGCTTGAACGCGTCCTGCCCGCGCCGGCTGATCTCCTGCAGCGTCTCCAACGCCACGCCCGTGATCTTGGACGTGCCTTCCAGCTTCCGCGTCGACGCTTCCAGCTCGTTCGCCGCTTCCACCGACTTCCTGAGCCCCTGCACCACGCCCGCGAAGCTCGCCAGCTGGAACAGCTGACTGCTGAACAGGCTCTTGGCCTGCGCGCCTAACGACTTGAGGGCGCCCCCAGCCTTGGACGCTTCCTTGGAAACGTCCTCCTTGCCGGTGATGCGGACGAAGACATCACGCAAGGCCATTGGCGATCCTCGTCTGCGCGTCCCACTGTGACTTCCCCTTGTCGCCGGGGAGCTGCGCCAGTTGCGCCGCCGCGGCACGGTCCAGCCGCTCGCCCGCCAGCTGCCGCCGCATCATCGCCGTCGCGGCGTAGACCGCGCGATACTCGATCGTGCCGTCCGCCGTGCCCCAGCGCTGCGGCGCGTTGACAAACGCCCCGCCGAAGTGCCGCTCGAGCGCGGACACCGACTCGTAGAGGTTGAGCGTCGGCGCGCTCACGCCGCGCTCGCGGTCGAGATTCGCGTCGACGAGCTTGTCCCACTCGTCGCGAGGGGTGTCGGCGGCGTCTCCCCGACTCCCAGGGACAGCAAGAAATCCACGATGACCGCCTGATACGCGACCGGCTCCAACGCCAGAATACGTCGCACCGGGTCGAGCGCCGGGAACAGCCAATACAACGGGCTCCACGGGAACGCCTTTCGGAACAGCGCCTTCCACCGCGCCGCCTGCGCGCGATGGCCGAGCTGGTCCAGCCCCGTCAGCGTGTCCGCGACGGCCAACGCCGAGACCGGGCGCGCGATCCACGTGCGCCCGCCCTCGGTGTAGCTCCACGGCTCCCGCCCCGCGCGCCATGCGTCCGCAGAGAACGGCATTAGTTGAACAGGACCGACATGTCGTCGACACTGATCGGTGTGGAACTCGACGGCTTGAACGTCAGGTCCCAGCACGCCGCGCGCCCGTTCGCTGACGGCTGCACGTCGTACAGCTGCGCGTTCGAGAAGGTGTGCTTCCACTTGTTGTACTGCGTCGATCCGAACTGCACGCTCACCGTGATCTTGGTTGCGGCTTCGCGCAGTTTGATCGGATCAAGCCCCGCCGACGTGTGGTAGGGGGAGCCGACGAACGCGGTCGCCTCGACCGTCACCTTGAACTCCGGCGAGTAGCCCCCGCCGAGGAATCCCTCGTGTCCCGTCCCCGACGTGAGCGCCACGCGCGGCTCGATCGTGCGGTTCAGGTTGAACGAGCCCCCGTACACCACCGCGTTCGTCGTGAACGAGCCGATCACCATCGTGATGCCGTTCGCGTTCGGCGGATCGACCGAGAGGTTGGGGTATGTGATCGACGGCAGCGTCACGTCCGTCACGTCGCCGTTCGCGCGCCCGCTGATCGAGAACGTGTGCGTCGGCGGCCCCGGATTGTCGAAGGTGTAGGACCAGTTCGCGACGCAATCCATCAGCGGCCACAACTCCCCGCGCGCGTACATGCCCATCGACGCAGTGGTCGGCGCGGCGGTCGGCGTGTCGGGCGCGTAGGTGTACGACTCCGACCCGGACGTCGTGACGAGCGTCGCGCCAAAGCCGGAGATCTTGAGCAGCAGATCCGCGAGCGCGGGCTTGGACGACGCGCTGTACGCGGCGCCGGCGCCCTTGAAGCGCACGGGCAGATCGCCCGTGAACGACTTGCCGCCGGGCTGCGACAGCGGCAGGTCCGACAGGTTGCCCGGGTTCACCCCGACCTTCCCGTCGAACGCGTAGTTGATGGTGAACGGTGCGCCGACGTTCCGATCAGGATAGGAGAGCTGGAGCCCGTCGGTCGTGGTCAGGGCGATCGAGGTGCCCGCGGCGGTCTGCACCTTCGCGAGCATCCCCAGGACGTTGATGAGTTTTGCGGCAGCTGGCATGGGAGGTCCCCGTTAGGCGAGAGTGTCGCGGCAACGCACGGTCAGGTAGACCGCGGCCGATCCGGTCGCATCGTCCAGTGACGGCGCCACCCGCGCCGCCGACAGCGTGACGATGACCTGCAACTGCACCCCGTTCCGGCTGCACGCCGTGACCGCGGCCGGGATCGAGGGATCGAACAGCGCCTCCACGCTCTGGAGCGTGGCGCGCGTGGTGTAGTAGAGGTCCCGCACGAGCGCGGCGGGGCTCGTGAGCTTCCGCTGGATCGTGATCTCGAGCGGGATGTCGGCATCGTGCGTGTAGGTCGCGGCCTGCCCGTCGAGCGAACGGATTTCGCCCGCGACCACCTTGAGGAACAGCGCCTCGGGCGGGCGATCAATCGCCGCGTCGTCGTCGCGCGTCTCGTCGTAGACGGTGAGCACGCCACTCGGCAGGCTGTCGCCGCCGTCCAGCGTCAACGCCGCCAGCTTGGCGTCGACCCCGTACGTCGCGTCCTCCAGCCAATCGGCCACCGCGCGCACGACCTCGAGGATCATGACGCCACCTGCGCGAGCACGAGTTCTGTGAACTCTCCATCACTCGCCAGCTGCACGTCGCGGATCGTGTACGTGGTGGTGCCAATGCGCGCCGTGGCGTGGCGCGCGACGGTGCCGATGACCGACGTGGGCACCGTCGCCACGGTGACGCGGCGCAGGGTGTCCGCGCCGCTCGCGTCCTGCACCACGCGGTCGGCCTCGTCGACCGGGCCGATCGCCGACACGCTGCCAACCGTGATGGTCTTGGCGTTCGGCGCACGGCGGCAGGCCATCACCGCCTCGCGTGCCCAGCGCGCGCTCGTGCTCACTGCTTCCCCCGCTTCCGCACCGGATCGCGGTGCTCGACCACCGGGTCGCCGTCCGTGACCATGACAGACGGCAGCGGGGGCGCCGCCTCCCCATCCACGGGCACCGCGTACTGGTAGCCGTGGACGAGGAGGAACGCGTCCCGCGCCGAGACATCGAAGACGTCGCCGACGTCGATGTCTCGGTGGTCCCACACGAAGGACTTGAACGCCCGGACGCGTGGCATTAGGTCGCCAGTGCGTCCTTCGTGACCACGAACGACTTCGGATGGCGGGCGTTGCAATCCACCATCGCGAGCCCGATCACGCGGATCATACCCTGACCCGCGAGCGTGAACGGATCGACCGTGACGTCGAGCGCATCGCCCCACGACGCCATGATGAACTCCTGCCAGTTGCCGAAGACGACCCCGTGGCAGATCGTGGTCGACGTGCCCTTCGTCAGGGTCGACGGCACCTGATTGGAGACGAGCGCGGAGTACCCGTTGAGGGTGCCATTCGCGCCCCACAGGTAGTCGGAGCCCGAGACCGTGTTCTTGAGCGTGGTCTTGAGCTTCCCGCGGATGCCCGGCGTGAGCAGGAAGCCGAGACGCCCCTTGGCCGCGTTGTTGATCGCCTGCTTGGTCTCGTACGAGACGATGTTCGTCCACGCGAGGTTGGCGCCGTGGGTGCCCATCACTTCCGTCTCGACACCCGAGATGTTCAGGATGCCGGTCGGCTGGTTCGCGGTGCCGGGGCCGTTGATGCCCGCCACGTCGATCCCGAGCGCCGCGATCATCCCGAGGTCTTCGCGGACAAACTGTTCGGCGCCGAACGACGACTGTACGAGGAACTGCTTCGAGTACGCCGTCCCGCCCATGCCCGTCTTCGGCGAGAGCGTGAAGGTGTCGAGCGTCGCGGCGGTCAACGTCTTGTCCGCGGACGGGTTTTCACCCTCCCACGTCCAGGTGTTCGCCGTGATCTGGCGCGGGAACTGCACGTTGCCCGTGAGGCCCGGCAGGTAGCGCACGCCGAGCTGGATGAGCGCCGACTCGTTGCGCAGAATCTCCACGAGGTCCTGCACCGACGTCTCGACGCCGGCGCCGCCGAGCGACGTGGTGGTCGCCACGTTGCCGGTCACCGACGCACGCATCTGCATGGCCGCGCTACGATCCGCGGTGAGCGTCAGCGGGATGTGAATGCCCTTGGGGGCGCGTCCGGTGCGCGCGGTGATCTCCTGCGAGATCTCGCGCTCGAAGCCCGCGTCGACCTTCCCCGAAAGTTCCGGCACGCTCGCGGCGAGCGCGCGCATCACGGAATACTGCCGCTGCTCCTTCTCGGTGAGCACGACGCGTCCAGCGGGCGCAGCGCCAGCGGCGGTCGCCATATTGGCCTCGAAGGCCGCTTCCGTCATGCGGCTCGGCGACCAGTCCTCCACGAGCGCCTTCGTGATGATCTCGCTGCGCTTCGCGGGGTCGGTGATGAGCTTCGCGATGTTGGCGAGATCATTGCCACGCTGCTTGCGTTCCGCGTCGTAGTCGCGTCCTGCGACCACGGCGGGGGCGGCCCCTGCAGCCGGGGCCTGGGTATTCTCAGGCATGTTCGTCTCCTCAGCCGCACGGCTGGTGGGGGTCACGATCACCGGGTACTCCTCGACGTGTGACGCGGCCCGGCCCGCGCCCACGGTGATGTCAGCGGGCACCGGCACGGTGCTCCCCTCCATCGGCATCCAGCGCGTCACGCGGTACGTGTCGCCGCGCGCATCGCTGCTTTCCTCGAGCTTCAACTCCAACACGCGATAGCCGACGCTGATATTCGGGCGGATGCCGCCGCGAATGTCCGCGAAGACCCACGGCGCGTCGGGGTGATTCCCCGCGCGCGCCATCGCGCGCAGCTTGCCGTCCTTCCCGATCTTCACGTCCTCGAGCAGGCCGATCTGCGTGCGCGTGTCGTGGTCCATCAGGAACGGCAGGCCGTTCCGCGCGTAGCTCAGATCGATCGCGTCCTTCGCGTGGTCGAGGATCTCGCGTCCGAACCAGCGATCAACCGGCGCTTCGGACGACAGCGAGATCGGGATGCGACTGTCGCCCTCGGCGCGCGTCGCGAGCGCTTCCTCGTCCAGTGCCAGCGTCATTGCCCGATGTTGCATCGGGAGTTTCTTCGGGATCGGTGCCATCGGCTGCGTTGCCTCCTTGTGCGCCCTGTTTGGGCGGCGCGACGTCCAAGTCCTTCTCTTCCGCGTACTCGTTTTCCTCTTCGAGTTCGTCCCAGATGTCCCACAGGTCATCCCCGCGCTTGGCGACGATGCGCTGTCGGCTGTTGATGCCTAGGGCGATTTCGATTTCCGCGACCTGCGCGTCTTCCAGCGGCTTCGGGCTCACCCACGAGCGCGCCTGCCAGCGATGCGACGACGCCTTCGCGACGTCGTAGCCGGGAATCACCAGCGCGCCGGAGAGCACCGCGGCGGGGAGCCACGCCTGGAACACGCGCTCGCACCACTGGTCCTCGAACCACTGCTGCAGCGCCATCCACTGCTCCTGCTCTTCCGCGCGCCCGACGCGCATCGACGACATGTTCGCGTCGGACAGATCGCCCGCGAGCATCGAGTAGGAGGCACCCAACCCGGACGCGAGCCCACGCAACACCGCTTTGGTGAAGTCGGGGTAGTTGTCCGTCGGTTGGGTCGACGCCCACGCCTGAAACTCCTGATTCATCCCCAGGTACTTCACGACGCCGGGATCAGCCTCGAACTCCTGATCCGTGTCCGGGGTCTCGACCTCGCTGTCCGGGCTTTTGGTCGTGATGAAGCCCATCGTGGATGCGGCCGCGCGGAGCGCGACGACGCTCGCCTCCTGCGCCCCGTCCAAGTGCTTGAGGTCGCGCATCGCCACCGCGAGCTGCGAGACGCCACGCGTGAGGTCCACGCGCTCGTCCCACAGCGCGAGGTGGATCATCTGCGCTTCAGGGATGACGTCGTACTGCCGCGACGCGATGCCCCCGCGCGCGAACTCGCTCGGGTGCGCACGGAGCACGTGGTACGCGACCGGCGCGCCCACCGGGTCGATCTCGACGCCGTAGCGGATCTCGTTGCGCCCCTCGCCCCGCGGGCGCATGAGCTGCTGGTCGAGCCGGTCGGCGTCGATCGGGTGCAACGCGATGCCGAACGGGCGGCGCGGGTCGAGCACGATCTGTGTCAGCGACTCGCCGCCCGTCACCCATTCGGCCACCGCGAGCCGCTTGAGGCTCACTAACGAGTGCTTGCCGGTCGTGGAGCACATGCGGGGCGCACTCCACGCCTTCCACGCCGCCCGCACCGCGTCGTTGATGTCGTCGCGCGGTTTCCCGTTGGCGAACGTGTTGGTCGGGATCAGGCGCAGGCCCTTCGGCCCGACGATGTGATTCTGCGCCATCTTCACGAACCGGCGCGCATAGACGTTGTTGCGCGCGAGATCGCGCCCCCGCGCACGCAGGCGCAGGAGGTCGCCCTCCAACTCCTTATCGCCGCTCAGCGGCTGGCGGACCCAATCGAGGTTGAGGCGATTGAGCGCGGCGCCGCTGTAGTGCCGCTGCGCGGACACCTTGGGTGCCCGCTGCAGCCCGAAGGCTCGCAAGACGCGATCAGGCCACGCCACGAAACACCACGCGGGTGACGGGCATCCGGCCCGGATGCTGTTCGCGCCAGACCTGCCGCTCGTACGTCGTCAGCAGGACGCGCAGTTCCTTCACCGGGATGTTCGTGATGAGACGCCCGTTGATCTGCGTCATCTGCACGTCGTCGGTGATCCGGCCCTCGAGTGCGGCCTTGATCGTCGCCACCATGCGCTCGGCGTGCGTCTGGAGCGCGCCTTCCTCGGCGAGCGACGCGTTCGGCTCGACCGTCACCACGCCGCGCGCGACTTCGTGCCGGCGTCCCGCGTAGCTGCCGGAGCCGGTCATGTACGCGGCCCAGCGATACGTGCCTGCGGAGAGTTCGGCGGTGCGCGACGCGGGGATGGTGATCGTCCACTCGTCGTCCGAGACGGTCAGCTCACCGGCGTCGGTATCGAGGAGCCCGACGCCACGGAACGCGTACGACAAGACCCACCCCTCGCTCGAGGGGTAGTCGCCGTAGCGCGCAGTCCAGAGCCATGAGTCCCCAGCGACGACGGTACTCGGCTCACCGGATGGAACGGTCGGGGCCACATTCCCAACCTACGCATCCTTGCGCAAGGATCGAAACGCAGCTATGCCGTTTCGGGGCAGGGCTTTAGGTGCGTGAGGCGCAGCCGGTACTCGTAGTCGCCCGCGTTCGCGCCGCGCCGATCGAGGTAGCCCGCCGCGAGCAGCACGCGCACCGCGCGCCCCGCCGTGTGCGGCTTGACGCCCAGCTCTCGCGCCATCGCGTAGAACTTGAGCGGGCGCCACGCCTCCACGTCGAGGTGATGGCAGAGGAGCCAGACGTAGACGCCCATCGGGGCGCCGCGCAGGCGCGCATCGGTCGAGGCGGAGACGAGCGCGGGGATCACCATCGCTGCACGAACCCCCGACGGCGCAGGTTCTTCACCTGACGGCCGGGATGCACGGGCGGGGCAGGCGGCTGCTCGAGCGTGTAGGGGGCGGTGGATTCCACCGGATCAGTCGGCGCATCCTCCACCGGCACCCGCGGCGCGTCGAGCTTCGGGTTGCCCAAGCGTAGCGCCACGACGTTATCCACCTCGCAGTCGAGCACCTCGTTCCGTCGTCCGGGCGGGCAGATGTACGTCGTCACCCATCGCCCGTTCACCTGCTTCTTCTTCCGCGTCTCGGAGGTCAGCTGCTCGAAATAGTCCTTGTTCGCGCACTCCGCGATCGGGTAGTGCCAGTACAGCGGTCCCTTGATCGACAGCTTCACACGCGAGTAGACCGAATCCTTGCCCGCCTCCGTACCGACGTAGAAGACGGGGCACCTCGCCTTGTTGTTCCGGGTCGGCCGGCGCGCGACGAGCGGTTTCCCTGGCTGGGAGTATCCACGCGTCACGAACACGCGCTGCTGCCCGTTGTAGCGCGGTTTGCAATAGCGGTACACCGCGTCGGCGTGGTGGCCTGAGTCGACGCACGTCACGTCGACCTTCCACTTCGCCCGCGCCTCGCTCAATTGCGCCCACACCGACCCGCGCATCTCCTCGGGGATGCCGGGGTCGCCGATTAGGATGCCGCGATCCAGTAGCCACGCTTCCTCCCCGCGCCCCCAACCGCGCGCCACGTACTCAAGTCGGTCCTCCTGCACGTCGACCCCCATCGTCACGAACGTCACGCCGTCGGGGATCGGCTTGTCGTAGACCTCACGCCGACCGAACAACCCCTCGGCTGACCCGAGATTGCCACGGTCCTCCCACGTCTCCCCGAGCGCAGTGTTGATGAACGGCTGGAGCTTGCCGGGATCGTTACCCGCCGCGACGAACTCGTCGCGCAACTCCGCCCACGAGACCCACGGGGAGTACATCGCGTTGATGTGATAGCCGCGTGTGGTGTGGCCGGGGTTCGTCGCCATCCACTTGCCCTTCGCCACCATCGCGAACTTGTGCGACTCGGCGATGAGCACGCCGCAGCCGATGCAGCAATAGTGCGGCGCCTCCAACCCCTCCCACCGCAGCTGTGACCACACCAGCACCTGCTCGTGGCCGCAGTCCGGGCACGCGACGAAGTAGCGGCGCTGGTCCGACGCCTCGTACTCCGCCTCGATGCGGCTCCCACCCTCCTCGACCGGCCCCTTGACCGTGGGCGACGAGTTCAGGTAGACCTTGCGGCGATGCTGGAACGTCGTCGCGCGACGCTCCGCGAGCTTCACTTGGTCGCCTTCCGTACCGGCGCTCGGAGGGTAGCCGTCCACCTCCTCGAGGATGACGATGCGCGCCGTGCGGCGCCGGAATCCGCGCGGAGAGTTGGCCCCGACGAGGTACATCGCGCCGCCCGGAAATAGCTTCGCCTGAATCGTGTTCCCGCTCTCGCGCGACGCCTGCCCACTGACCCGCTCGCGCAGCTCCGGCGTCTCCTCGATCGTCGGCGACAGCTGCTCCTTCGAGAAGTCCTTCGCGTCGTCGACCGTGGGCTGCACGATGAAGATCGGCGACGGCTCCTGGTGGATGAAAAACCCGATGACGTTGAGCCCCGCCTCGGTCGCCCCGATGCGCGCGCACTTCATGAACACGACCTTGTTCACTTCAGGGTCGCTGAAGCTGTCCATGATCTCGCGCAAGTACGGCGTCTTGTCCGTCACCCAGCGCCCCGGCTCCGCGCTGTAGCTCGGCACGATGCGGTACTCGTCGGCCCACTGGCTCACCGTCAGAATCGGGGGCGGCGCGAAGCCGTCCGCCAACACCTCGCGCGAGACCGCCGCCAGCTGCTCGCGCTGGCGGTCCTCGATCTCGGTCGCCCGCTCAGCGAGCGCTGTCGCCATCACGCAACTCGCGCATGATGTCGCGCACCGCCGCATCCCATGCCCGCTGGCTCTCCGGCAACGTCGCCAACCCCGCCGTGCGCGGGGCGTAGCGACCCGGCACCGCCAGCAACTGCGCGCGGATGTTCGTCACCACGCCGCGCAATTCGTCGCGGTACGCCTGCACCGTCACCACCTCGCCGCGCTTCGCCTCCAGCTCGATTTCGGCCAATTCCGCCTCGGCTTGCGTCTTCCGCGCGCGCGCGTCCTCGAAATCGGGCTTTTTCTCGCGATCCTTCTGCAACTGCT